GTTTTAATTCAGCTTCATTATTTTGTTTTTCAATTTCAAAAGCAATTTCAGCTTTTTTAATTTGTATCTTAGCCTGTATCTCAGCTTGAGTTTGTTGCATTTTAGATTGAGCTGTTTGTTGCTGCAAGGCTTGTTGTTGCTGTCCTTGCATAGCTTGTTTTTGCATTTCTGCTTCTTTCTTTTCAGCAGCACTTTGTTTACGCTTAACTTTTAATAATTGATTAGCCATTTTTAAATTATTAATAGTTCTAATATCTATAGAGTCTTCTAAATCAATACCGCCCATTTTTAATGCTACCTGAATATTAGATTCTAACTGCTGCTTTTCTTCTTCATCAGGGCTCATCTCAATGAATACACCAAAGTCATATAAATATAAATTTCTAATTTCTTCTATAATGCCTAAATTATATTTACCAATCTGCATAGCAAACTCATCTTTAAATTCTGCATACTCTAAAACATCTGCAGTTCTTATAGATAAACATTCTGCTAAAGTTCTGGTTATATATAGGCTTGAATTAAGAATATGTCTGGTGGCTACATTAGAGTTTAATGCTGCCAATTTTTGAACGCCTACTAAAGAATTAGGATCAGGAGTAGAAGCATCTCTGGCTTCATTAAGTCCAGTTACCTGTCTTATCATTCCTAAGTAGTGATTATAATTACCTATAAGCATTTGCATTTTACTACTACCACTATTAGATGTTAACTGAGTAATTGGAACTTTTGCATTATTATATTCCCCATCTTGAGTATAACTTCTACCCACCACACTACCTGTTTGAAAATATAATCGCAAGGCATCTGAAGGATCGTAAGCATTCCCCGTTCCTAAATCAACTTCACTCAATCCATCAGCATCAATAAAAACCCCATCAGGGACCACTTTAGAAACAACTTGTTGTAATTTTAAATGACTTATTTGAATTAAATCTGCAAAAGGAATCATTCTTTTTACTAAAGAGTCTAAAACTCCTTTATACATTCTTGGGGCACATGCTACATAATTAGCCATAGCATGTTGATTTGCAGAATTAGGACGAACCATATTTTCCATCATCTCCCATTTAAGCAACATATTACTTCCCATTACCATAACACCATCATACCAAACGTCAATTCTTTTTTCTACTCTTTCAAAATTACCTTCTTCCATCATTTCTTCAGGAGGATTAAACTGATCGTCTTTTTCTACTGTTTTAAAAGTTCCTTCTGCAGTTTGTTTTTTCTTATAAACAAAACTATTAGTTGTTTTGTAATTGAAAAATAATAAAGTACAGCTATCTCGTGCAAACATACTGTTCTCATATATAGAAGCAGTATTATAGTAATCATACCACGCCTGACTATATTTAGATATTTCTTCTAAATCTTCTGGAGTTAAGTCTGGATTAATCTTTAATACTTCTGTGATAGGAACAGTTTTAAGTTCTCCCCAATAAAAACAATCTTTAAAGTAAGGATCTTCAGTATAACTATAAACTACATTTGCAGGATCTACATACTCTACACGAATACCATCCCCTTTTTGAAACATGTGCTTACTAATACCTATACCTATAGTTGTTAAATCATAATCTACTCTTTTTCTAATATCAGTATAATGATTTTCTTCAAACATTGTATTGATAGCTATTTCATTAGCTATCTCTATACCTGGCTTATAATTTAACTGCATATATAACTCCATTTCGGAATCGCTTTGAGGAAGTGTTTTAGGATCTATTTGAAAAACATTCATTTTAAAATCTCTTTCAACTTGATGGAATAAATCTTGAGCAGCCACATTTACCTCAATCATTTTTTGAAAATCATTTCTCTTCTCTGCAGACATTGCGTCCATAGCCTGACAGTTTACCTTAAATAATCTATCAGCCATTCCATTTACTACTATATCTACAAATTTAGGTATAATAGGAATAGGTGTCCAATCTAAATTAAGATAAGATAAATCTCCATCTACGGCTAATTCGTTTTTATATTTTGCAACTGATTGCTCTCCTCTCGCATACAGTCTTAATCGGTTAAAATCTGCCCACTGATTGTAGAATCTACAATTCATGCCATCCTTTCTAAACCACTCGTATTGTATTGCTTGACCTACTTGTAATCCAAAAGTCTTTTTCTTTTTATCTGCATCGGATACAAATTGATCTGGGAAGGCAGCTGATTGTATATCTATAGTGACTGCTTTCATGTAATTATTTTACTTAATGTATTCTTATTATTATATCTCGCAAAGTTAATACTTATTTTTGATTTCTCTTTAGATGGAGTATATAAGTGTTTCTGGTTAGCCATAATAGCTAATCCCGAACTAATAGCTGCATCAAACTTAGTTCTATTGCTAATATCAAACTTAGCCCAATCCTCCAAAGTTCTTTGAAAATACATCCTACCCATGTCATCTTGATCCCTGTAATCCCCTAATAAATCAATACCTACATGTTTTTCAATATATGATTCTATTGCTGAAGCATGAGATTGTTTTACGTCTTCAGAAGTGTTGGGTATTCCTCCTAATTCCTTTTCTGTTTTAGATAATCTGTTATATGTTTTATCAGGACGATTTAAACAATACCCTCTATATCCTCTGTTTTTAAAGTGATACAATAAACGAGGCTTATTGTTTTCACAAAGTATAGGCATTCCGTAAAATACACAAGCCATCAATACTTCTTCAAAAAATATTTCAGCAGTTTGTGGTCGAGCTATATATTCTAAAAAAAACTCATTACTTGGCGCACTATCCATATTGAATTTCGTAAGTCCATGTAGTGCCCCATTAGATCCTTTACCTACAACTACACCAGATATATCATAAGAATCACAACCAAAAGAACCTAAATGCTCATTGCCTGGTTTTTTTATACCCCTGGTTGTTATAACCTTATTCATCAATCCTTTACCTGGAGTCCATGTTACTAAAAATCTTCCGTTTTTATTAGGCGACCATATTACTTCAGTATCTTTAATTCCATCCTTCCACTGAAAAGATCCTTGTGTAGTGTCCTGCTCTATAATTAAAGAATCATTATAATCTACTTGCTGATATATTTTTGTCAAATTAAATAAAGACTGTTTACTTTCATCTCTAAACGCATGGGATTCTGTTCTGGGAAATTGTCTGTAAAACTCATTTAAAGCATCAGGATCTTGAGTTAAAGAAGCCACCTCGTTTTCCCAATAATCTATTGCTCCTATATTAATATCTTCTCCGTCTATACCTATTATGGGTTTGATAGGTGTTTTAAATACAGGCATTCCATATCTGTCAATATATCCTTCAAAATTCCATTCCATAGGAACGAATAAACAATACAATCCGCTTTTTGTTTGACCATTTGCATTTCTCTTAGAGGGAAAAGAGTCTTCATAAAGATCTTTAAAATTTCTACCCCCTTTATCTAACGCATTAGAAGTAGATCCCATCATACATTTACCAATAACCTTACTACCTAATCTCAAACAAGTTTTAGTTACCCTCCAGTTGTTTAAAATATTATCAGGCCTTTCCCATTTACCACTCTCATCATGAAGTAATAATTGTAATTTTTCACCATCATAACTGTTATCACCAGTGTTTTTCCAGTCAATAGTAGTATCTAATCCTTCGAGTTCATCGTCAGCCAAATGATACATATTCTTTTTTGTAATTTTAGAAGCAGGAACTCTATATGCTAATTCTGTTTTAGGTTTATCCATACCATCCTGTATAGGCTTAAAAAAGAAAGGGTAATTATTAGATATAGGAACTACTTTGTCGGTAAACATTTTTTTAGCATCAGAACCACTTTTAGATAGTATTCCTATTCTTGAGTCTTTAGTAATAGTGGCTTGATTAACACCCTCACATGAACTCATAAATGAAAATCCTGAACGTCTTATTTTTAAATAGCACATACCAAAACTTCTCTTATCGGCTTTACAGGCTTCCCAGAATATATAAAAGATCCTATTAGCTTCTCTAAAGTCAGGATTTCCTACATCAATCTTTGTCCATTGGAGGTA